TCGAGGAAAGAGATTTGATTCTGTAAATCCAATGGAATGGAAGGATTTAGGTCGCACCACTTTTGGCATTTGAGTATAAAAGTCGGGTAAAGCGACAAAGCTATTAACATACGACGCAACATACGGTGCTGCGAATCCTCTCGACAATGATACATCACAACGGCCGTAAGACCAAGCCTTAGATACATTTTCAAGAACAGTTCGCGAGAATAGTTCGGAATTGGAGAACAATAACAAATGCCAATGCGGGCGGAAACTGGTAGGGCCGTATTCTGATACAGCGTAGTAACGTAATTTTTCATCCGGGTAATAACTTCTTAAACGTTTCAAAAACAAATCAAGGTCACGATTACAAACATAAGGAATCCTATTTGGAATATAATGTTTAACCTTTTCAAGAATAGACAAAAGCTCCTTAGATTTCATACCATAAGTAAACCGAACTTCAGGGTCTTTAAAAGTGCGTTCAACGGTAGAGTTTTTCAACTTAACAGAAGCGGAACGAGGAACGCTACGAAAACCAAACAAATAAGTATTAGGGTCGTCAGCGTCCAAGTCATTAATATTGGGAACGCAGGGTACATCCGCAATATCGTCCGTGCAAGTTTCAATAATCGAAACCGCCAAAGTAGGAAGGAAACGAGGAGCATAAGTAAGAGTAACAAAATAAACATAACGAAATTGGGCAGAATAAGTAGTAAGCAAGTTTGTTTGAATCCCGGAACGACGAAGAACACAAGAAGGGCAAGAGCCACAAGACACAAGAACAGGTTCATGTGTATACTTGTTAACAACAGTACGAGGGTGCTGACAACGAGTCACCAGCTTATTCTGCAATTCCTTGGTAATCATTTTCTATCAGTAAAATCAAGCTTCATTTGACGAGGTTTACGACCACGAGCAAAAGAAATATGGATAAATGTACGATATCTTATAAGTTGGTCGAATTCAAAGGGAGAATCTTCAACCAACGAGTAGAAAACACCAATCGGACAATCGATAGGCGACAGGTCAATGGCATCTCCAGTCAAATGCTGAGAAACCTTAGAACCATTACAAGCTTCATTCTGTGCTACAGTACGAAGAGCAGATGTAACAGAAAAATGGATATTCCGACGGAGAAGCCATTCAATAAAATTCATTAATTCAGGATTCATGATTTACGAAAATATTTGGGCAATAGACGTAAGAAGACTGACAGCAGCTGCAATAATAGCAGACCAAATTTTAGATTTAGTTTCACTTTTCATCAGAAATTGCTTTAAAGGCCGAACAATGAGAAATAATAAGAACACAATCAGGACGAAGATGCGAAGAAACAAATTCGGAAATTTCGTCAACGAGAACAAGAATGGTTTCATTCTGATTGGGGTTGACCTTTGATTGGATAGAACACAAATAATACTTTTCCATAAAACCAAAAATTTAAATTAAACATGTTTTTTAAAGACAGGAGCAAAGATATGAACAAAGACTTGAAAAAAACAAATGTCAACGTAAAATCTTAACATTATTAAACAATAAGCTATATGGGTGGCAGGCTGGTCTGTGAGTTTGCGTATATAAGACAAGAGAGGAACTGAAAGCGATGAGGTAAATCGCTTTCCCTTCGGGCAAACTCATATAGGCTTCGCAAAACAACTTTTAAGGGGTATAGCAGCGACGGCGGAGAGGAGTTCTACGAGAGATTGCATACGCGTTGCAAACATCAAGCTCAAGGGGAGGCAGTACTATAGCTTAACAGCTCTGATTCCAGTCGACGGAGTCTCCCGGAATTCAGTAGGTGTATAACCACGCTACGCGCGGTTGCCGGAAGTTACTCCGAACAATAAAACCCGGCGCGTATCACTACGAACCGGGGAAATATACAAGAACCAATATTAGAGTCATGATTAATGGGAATAAGAAAAAGGCTTAGGAACAGCCTTGTGAGGCAAGAAATTTCCTATAGTATTACCAATACTAGTTCCATATCCGACCCATTTATCAGCATCATAATACTGATACCTTTTCTTTTCATTTCGAGAACGATACCAAGACTCAATATTATTACTACGAGCATTATCCTGAGGAAGACCTAGTCGAAGTTCCTCATTATGATAAGCAGCAGCAGATTCGTTAGCCGCAATATTAGCAGCAATTTGAGACTCAGCAATACGAGAGGCAACCTCATTAGAAATATTCTGACCACGAGTACGAGCAGCTGCCAAAGCTTCTTCGGCCAGAGCCTTCTTGGCTTCGGCATAAGAAAGATAGCCAGAAGACATGCGCTGGTAGTAATCCGCAGCCTTGACATTCAAATCAAGCTGTTGCTGTTGGTCAAGATACTTATTCATAATACCTTTAGCCTCATTGTCAAGAAGCATACCAGAACGCTGCGCACGCAAGACAAGGCCTGACATAGCCATATTATCAGCTTCCTGCTGCTCCTTAGCATAACCGAGCTGAGCACGCGCCAATCCGGTAGACTTCAAATAGCCACGAGTCTCCTCAGTAAGTTTACCCCAATCAATATTAGAAAGGGTTTCCATAGCTTTAGCATCAGCGAGCTGCCTAGCTCCTTGCAATTGAGATTTTTCAGATTGCATCAATTCATATTGGAAAATGTTACCAATGGAAGAACCTATGCTAGAATAATCAGCCTGGAAAGGTTGCATAACAGCATTCCCAGAAGAAGAAGCAGTAGCACCAGTACCAGCAGACTGAGCAACACCAGCTGAACCTCCATTCATCATCAAATAAGGATTCAAACCAGCCTCTTCGAGACGTTGGCGTTGGGCAGAAGCAGTGTTATAAGCGTTCTCCTTATTCCACATGTTCTCCTGCCAATTACGCTGCTGTATCGCCATACGTTCGTTAAACTGGTTATTCATCTGATTGATTTTATAGTTCATCTGGTTGGTCTCCCGGACATTCTGCCTATTCTGCGAATTCTGAACCGCAGAAGAACCAATACCAAGGAGACCACCAGCAACTGAACTGAGAAGGCCCATTATGCAGAGGGAGCAGACTCAGCGGAAGCAGCAACCGCTTTTTCTGCCTCTTGTTTAGCAACTTCAGTCTCAATCAATTCTTGAGCTTGAGACTCGAGATGCTCAGCATAAGCTGACAATTCTTTAGACCAAGCAATAATCTCAGAAGGAGACTGAATATGACGAGAACGAACCGTAGCCAAAAGGTCATTATCAGACATATTGTCCATAATCTGCTGAATCTGAGAAACAGATTGTCTACTTTGACCAAACTTAGAAGCAATAGCAAGACCGGCACGGGAAGCCAGGTCCTTAGTATGAAGAAGCAAACGAACATCAGAGGTATAACGAACCGGACGAGTTTCATCGGTATCATCAATCTCCACACGAAGCTCTTCAGTACAATCAAACTCAGGAGCAACTGCAAAAGCATCCGGAGCAACATTGGGAACAAGTTCAGAACCTTGTTCCAGACATTCCAAAGAATTAAATTTTCCTATCATAATCAAAACAAAAATTAGTAAGGTACACCATCACGAGACAAATTACGGGCAACATAGCAACCGATATAAGAATTAACCAATAATTGGTCAGTATCCCAAGTAGAATCAGCAGCAACACCAAAAATAGGGTCAAGAACAGCAGGATTAACCTTGAAGAACTTATAGTTCAAAACAACCTTATTATCCTTATTAACATCATCTGCATCGTAACCAAAACCAAACCATCCAGAAAGAAGAGATTCAGTAACAGGAGAAACCCAAGACTTGAGAGTAGTAGTAAATGCACCATTGATGACATCAAGTTTTGTCTTCCAATTGAAATAACGGGGATTATAACCTGCATTGAACAAATTGACAATAGAGGCTTTCGGAGAATTGAAAATTTGCGTCATAGGAAGAACTTCCATACCAATATTATCAAACTCAGGAATCGGGAGAGACTCGGCATCAGTTACAAGCAACTGACCATCCTGGCCGGTAATGGAATAGTCAAGCAAAGGGACAGCATGATAAATGCACATAACGACACAATGCTCATCGGTTGTATAAGCAAATGAACCATTACCAGCACCGACACCCTTACCAGCAATAACAGCAGTATCACCTTCTGCAGCAAGATTACTATTTACAACTTCACTGATATCAAGGTTACGGGAAATACCACCGATATAAGTACACATATTGGAAAGAGCTTGAGGCAGATTTACGCCAAAGTGTTTGCGAATCTGTTCACGGTAATCAGAATCACCAGATTGACTGATTTCTTTCCAACGTTGAAGAGCTTCGGCCTGACGAAGCGCAAGAACGGTAAACTGAGACTGTAAAGTAGACAAATCAGTACGAAGCGTAGAGCCTACAGGTACAACATTAGAAGAAGAAGCCTGAAGAGCAAAGAGAGGAACCGGACTATTTCCAGAAGTAACATTAGACGCAATACCTAGCTTACTCTTTGCGGTATCAGAACCCAAGACAATATCAGAAGCGCCAGAATTAGCAATATCAATAATAGCGACATCACCAAACTGGGAATTCGGGAGAACACCCATCAGCATATCCTTGTTCCAGTTACAATATTTGAGGTCAAACATTGTATCTGATTTCCAATAATTAGCAGAAGCCGCAGGTAAGGAGGGAATCAAAGAAGGAGAAATACCAGAGAAATAATCAACATTATAAGATGAAGGATTGGCATTCTCCCATTGAGACCAACGGAAAAAATCCTGATAAATCTTCTGGTAAGCCAGAAGAGGGAAAAGATTCACAGTAGAATTAGAAATAAATGCCTGACTATAAGAAGAAGAGGCAGCATACTTCAAAGAAGTAGACCACCAACGATTTCCCGAAGGAGGTAAAGTATGGACAATATTACCATATCCAAGATAAGAAAGAAGCTTAAAAGAAGCATCAGAGCGAGAAAATCCAAACAAATTCTTTAAAGAAGAAGAACTACCAGGAACAGAAGAGTTACCATTCAAAAGAGCGAGAACAGAACCAAGGCCATGAATAGTAATAGAAGGCAAATAAGTTCCAAGCGACAAGTTCTGAGTCAAAGACAGCGCCTGAATCTGGTTGATATCCTGCATCTGAGTCAACACAGCCGGAGCGGATTTCCAAAGAAGACGCAAGGGAACAGCATAAAAATCAAAGTATTCACGCAACCGGGTATAAGCAGAAGTTTCAACGGGCTGAGTACGGGTAAAATACTCAACATTAAATTTATACTTGTCTCCGGGCATAGAAATATCCCAGTAGACGGGAAGAAGCTCACCAACCTTTGCGGTAAACGCATTTTTACGTCCAATATCAAATCCAGAACGGTGAGGGCGATTCTGAAGATTGGACATTCCAGTGTAAGAAGCCATAAAAAAACAATTTAGTGAAACATATTAATCCTGGTAAAAATAGATACCGGACAAATCATTCAACCTCTTGTGTTTAACTTTATCCCTACATTTAATCAATGCAGCGGCAGCCAAACGACGAACAAGAGGAAGTTTTTGATAATCAGGTTCCGCATTCTTACCAAAGTCAATTTTATCATAACGGAAGGAATAATTACGAAGTTCAAAGTCAACCAAATCTTTATCATTAGCATCCTCAAGAGTCTGATAAAAATCAACCAAACGGTTATAATCATAACGATTCCAAAAAGAAACTATGGATTCCGAGAGGATTCGAAAAGTTCGTTCTCTACACGCAAAGCAGCCGGCATGTCGTTCTGACTCGGGGTAGAAAGCTGCTCCAAATTCATCATCGTATGTCCGAAAGAATTTAGACATCGAGAGAAAGAATCGATAGCAACGGGATAAGCGGAAACCAGGGTCCAAATTAACACCATCATAAAGACGGCATTCAGTAAGAATGAGAACATCACTATACGGTAGATTTTCCTTTGGTACAAGCAAATTTCTTGAAGAATAGTTCTTTCCATAATTATCTACATAATTTAAATACTGTTTACAAAAAGACAATAAATTCTGTTTAGTCAGAGGATTAGGGTTAAAAGGGTCACAACTCAAATCAGAACATCCGCTACGAATGACTCGTTCGGGCGCTGTGAACGTAGCAGATAATAGCTGGTAAATGTTCGATGGAGATTTACGAATAGCATCCGAAAATCGGGGGAATAATCGAAAGAGATACGGCCATGTAGGTTTAATTGTGCGAAAATATCCATCGCGCTCAACGCGGACGCCATTAAGGCACTTATCGGCAACTTCATCAATTTCGGCAATTCGTACCTTTCGAGGAAAGAGATTTGATTCTGTAAATCCAATGGAATGAAAGGATTTAGGTCGCACCACTTTTGGCATCTGAGTATAAAAGTCGGG